TCTATCTCCACCGAGGCTACAACTTTCACTCCCTGGCGTTGCATAGCAAGGTCAAAGCCTCCTATGCCAGCAAATAATGATACGCCTGTTAGATCACTCATCAGTACCACCCTCTTCTGTGATGGGCGAGAGCGCGGCACGCAGATCCTCGATAGCGGTGTTCAATGTATCGTATACCGTGAAGGATTTGTAGTTCAGGTCTTGAACTATGCTCTCCAAGGAGCTGAGCAATTCCGTAAGCTGTGCTAGTGGGTCTTCCTTTACTGTCTCTTGGTTTAGCAAGGTGGTCAAACCTGCTTTCACTGGCCCATAGGGTGATAAGGCACGATGTCTCTCTCTTCGTATAGCCGAGAGCGCGACTATATTCTCTTGCGATTCGTTTGTTGTCACGCTTCTCCTCCATTGTTGCCTTCGTTCTCGCGCTGATTACTGGTTTGGCTATCGTGTTTAGCGGTGGTATCGGGTCGTAGACCCAGCTCACTAGCAGTAGTAGTCCCGTTAATATCAAGCCATTTCTTACCCAGTTGTTCATCGTTCGCCTTCTCCTGTTCCAACAATTCCTTGTAAGTCTCGGGGTAGGCGTTAGCCAACCGCACAAGCGCTCTCTCTCGCGCTCGTCTGTAATTTCTGTACTGAACCGCTTGATTAGCGGCAGCCTTCATCCTCTTTTCGTTCATTCTCTCCCCCTAGCAATTTTAGCAGCAAACTTAAACGCGCTTTTCATTTCGTGCGTACGTTGATCTATGCAAGATTGAGTAAGTGGTTCAGTGCCACATTTCCAGCAAGGTGGATGAACTTTTATACCACCTTCAAGAGTAGCAATAGTTACCGTCCAACCTTCAATTTCTTTTGCAATTTTCTCTCTTAGTTGAACTTCCGTATCGTTCATTCTCTCCCTCTCGTGATCATTGCATATCCTATCAGTAAGATAGTTACCATTACTAGCCAGTACATTATCTCCCCCTGTAGTCGTGAAAGTCTAAAGACGTGTACGATTTTTGGCAGACGGAGCAATATCCGCATTGGGGACAACCTGTAGGTAGCCAGGTTTCGCATTCGGGACAATAGAGATTCTCTTCTCCACCTCTTCCGCAATCTTCACATAGTTGTACGTCTTCCTCACTCATAGCCAGCCACCTCTCACCGCAGCTATAAAGTCTGTAAGATCAAGAGGTTGCCCTACAGGCTGAGCGTCTATATCGTCACTCTCCCAACCGGAGACAAGGATTCTTGTACCAACTGGCGCAGATTTGTACCATTGAATAGCCTCAATAGGGGATTCTCCTCCCCATCGCGTCTCGCCATCTCCCTCGACTACCTCATAGAAGAGGTTAAGGCTAGACGTCTTAGGATGAAAAGACTGAAAATAAACTTCTGCAGAATTTGGTATATCACCTTTAATTAGCCTCATCTTCTTCCTCTCTCTCTTCCGTGTTAAATAGCCTATCTATGGCGCGATTTGCACGAATCATCATAGCCATAGCCTCCGCCATCTCTCTCTCCATCGTCTCTTGCATACTTTCCTGGCTCATATCTCACACTCGCATTCTGTAATAGGTACTAGATGATCCCCGCACAGGGTTGTATTATCCCATTCGCAACAAGCTCCGCAAAATTCATTGCCACACTTATCGCAACCTTGCCCATCCACGACGATATTATCGTCGCATTGCTTACACTTCATTCTTCTTCTTCCTCTCCATCGCTAGGCACTAGCCAAAAGGTGGCACCTGTAGGCTCATCGTGTGAATATCGTGTAATCTTGAAAGTCTCCCCATCGCATTCGATAGCTAATGTCCAATCGCCGGAAAAGGTAAGCGCAGCAAAAATACTTTTATGATCTGCATTGACTTCCTTATATCCGTGGAGACGCTGCCATCCGATATGCTTGCCGGCAATCGTTACCTGTGAAGGGTTGTTGTGGTGGCTAAGGAATCGCTCCACGTCTTCCTCAAACCAATCGCGCTTATATTCTGAACAAGCACCATCGCACCAATCGGTAGGGGTTGTTTCCGCCTGGCATTCGTCGCAGGTTACAGATTCTGTACCCAATCCGCAGGCGTCGCAATAGCGACATTCGCAGCTTGTAGATAGTTCATACTTACTTTTTTCTAGTGTTGCCATCTTCCTCTTCCTTTTCTTCTGCCCTAAGCATTAGGTACAGACTACCATCCTCTACCGTATAGGCAGAAGATGATAGTACGCAACTAAGCGAACAATTCTCCACGCTCACGGATTACCTGGCGCGCTAGGCGCAAGGATTCTGCGCGTGTATAGCCTGCGAATATCTTCTCGCCTAGGTAACTATTACCACGCCAGGCGCTCACACGGTAGAAGTTGCCTAGGATATTGTTTCCATCCTTGTATATATTGAGATCTAATCTTTCGCGCATTTTAGTATTCCTTTCCTGTAAGTTTAGCGATTACGTACCAACTAGCCTCGACGATAACCAACAAGGCCACAAGCTGCAAGGCTAATCCTAAGAGGCCGCCTGCCAATTCTGCAAGGGTTGTCATCATCTTTATAGCCATTCTTGCTTGAGTACGTAGCCTGCGTCGCTATCGGTTGAGTTACGGAATAGCACGCTTGAAAGGGTATAGACGAGGTGGAATCCCATATCCATCCCTGCGCCACCAACACGGATCGCACGGTCTAGTCATTCCACTAGCGCTTACGTGGCGCAAGATAGTGTGGATGGTTGGGTTGTTATCGCCTGCGAATAACTTCTGCAGGCGTGCGATAGATTCTTCCTTTTCAATCTGCGCTAGTTGCTTGCGTGAGATAGTTGTAGTCATTAGTTATTGTCTCCATTCTTGAAAGAAAATCGTGCTTGATAGTTTAAGTCATTAGTGGCAGCTATAGCGTGAGATTCACTGCAGAACATTCCCGCAACTTCCGCACTGCACCATTCTTGCAGATCATAAGTATTACGTGAAGTCTTACGCGTTGGGATGATATAGCCACAATAACTGCAGGCATAATCACCTTGTGTTGTATAACGTATTGATTCTTCTTGCATTAGTAAATCTTTCATTCCTAGCCTCTTTTCTAGTGTGTGAGCTTGTGCCCACGGGATAAACTTATACCATCCTGTACGGTATAGGCAAGATGGCGCATAAAGTTAGGTAACGATTAGATAACGATTCAAGAGGCTAGACGGTTGACATTCTGCACCGATATGTCTAGCCATTACCTGGCAGATATCGCGCCGGTTGTGAGGTAGTTAGGGCAGATCATTACGGGTTGCAGCTGCAGAATTGAGACGGTTAAAAGATAGGGGAGATTACGGTATAGCCTGCCGATTACATAGTCCGCCCTGCAAATTTCTGCAAAACTTATCCACAACTTATCCACAGCCTGTGGACGGCTAACAACGCGGTCGGGCGTGGCGCAGAAACCGCGACCCCCCGTGTTAAACTTTTATGGCGCGGGGATATATACTCCCCAACAAAAAATATTTGCTAAAGTTAAGGATCTAATATAGCCTCTGACCTGCGGTTTTACTGTATGTGTTACACATCACATTCTAAAAACGCGAAATCGGTCTTTCTTCGCGCCTTATATATAGTAGGGGAGTAAAGCGGGGAAGAGGTCCGGTTTACGACCCGTACGCTTCGGGTGAAACCCTTCGCGTAGCCCCCTAGGGCGAAGCGAGCTGTACCGCTAAAGGCGGGATAGTTGTATCTAAAAGTAGATCACTAGTATCTCATTATATGAGACAATCTGCCCAGTATGAAATTACCTTCCCTAGTATAAATGAAAGGGCATTCCGGCCCGTCTAGTATTAGGAGAACCCGTGCCAGAGAATTCCGCAGACATCGCCAAGCGCATCATCTTAGGCTGTGTAGCAGAAGGTATGACCATTGACGCCGCGTGCGGTTCAGCCGGTAAGTCAATGAAGACCTATGAGTACTACCGTCGCACCGATAAGATATTTGCAGACAAGATAGATCGTACTAGGCTTGGCCTGAAGGACAAGCAGTTCCAAGGTGGAGACGTTCACGATATCGACTTCGTCGAGTTTAGACAGCGCTTCTTGCACTCCAAGACTTTTCCACATCAGATAAACCTGATAGATGTGATTGAAGGACGTGAGCCTAGTTGGCTACATCCCAGTATGAAGTTTGAACCAGGCCTTGCCTCAAACCGTGTTCTGATTAACATACCGCCAAACCACGCCAAGTCGATTACGGTAACAGTTGACTACGTTACGTGGAAGGTAGCACAGAACCCCAACTTCCGAGTTTTGATTGTATCCCAGACGCAGCAGCTAGCTGCCGACTTTCTCTACGCCATCAAGCAAAGACTAACGCATCCTATGTATGCAGACCTCCAAAGTGCTTATGCTGCTGGTGTAGGGTTTAACTCTAAGTCAGCATCCTGGCAGGCAACCCGTGTCACCTTCGGTGATGAGCTTCGTGAATCTTCTGAAAAGGATCCGAACATCGAAGCCGTCGGTATCGGCGGTCAGATTTACGGCAAGCGTGCCGATATGATTATTGTCGATGACGCGGTCACCTTAAAAAACGCTAACGAGTTTGAGAAGCAGATACGCTGGCTAACCCAGGACGTACGCTCTCGTCTTAACCCTACCGGTAAGTTGATTGTTATCGGTACCCGTGTAGCCTCGGTTGACCTATACCGCGAACTACGTAACGAGGACCGCTACCCAGGCGGTCAGGTTCCGTGGAAGTATCTGGCGATGCCGGCACTTCTTGAGATTGATGAGAACCCCGATAAGTGGGTTACCCTATGGCCACACTCCGATGCTCCATTTGATGGACAGGGTGAGTCCGATAAGAACGAAGACGGTCTATATCCTAGATGGTCTGGTCGTAACTTATATAACGAACGTCAAGCGATGGATGCTTCAACCTGGGCGCTGGTCTACCAGCAACAGGACGTATCTGAAAACGCAGCTTTTGACCCAGTATGTGTTCGTGGCTCTATGGACGGAATGCGTAAAGCAGGACGTTTGGAGATGGGACACCCAGGCCACCCGAAAGACTTAACAGGCTTCAGCTTTATCTGTGGTATGGATCCGGCCATTGT